CACAGCGCGCGTCAAACCTTCAATCCGATCTCTGAATGCAGATCGCAACAAAGCGCTGGTATCGAATTCGACATAGTCATCGGGATAACCATTGAGACCGAAGAGTTTTCCAAATGCCTCTTCGACGTGGTTCAGACAAAACCCAAGTGACGACGCGAGCCACGATTGCATCAGCGCCTCAGTCGTATTGAAAGCCGCGCCACCAAGACCGAGAATCTGCAGCGGAATGCGGAAAGCAAGCGCGATATGCTGCTCACTCATCTTCATAATCTCGGCAAGCTGACTATCGACGGCGTTCGCAGACAGCGACACCGGCTTCAGTCCCGCCGTCAGAATCGGCGTACCGCCAGAACCAAGACCGCGCGATTGTTCATTCCAGCGATCACGCAACGCCGTGACCTGATCCTTATCAAGGATCATTTCAGTGGACAACACCGTGCTCGGCCGCGCCTGATTCAAGTAAAACGCAAGCTGCTGAGCTGCCATCGCATTGCCAGCAGCAATGTCACGCGCTGCCGCGACCAACGGACTTTCGCCGAGCAACGGATCGTAATCTGTCGTGTTCAAACGAATATGAAGAACGTCACGCGCGGGCACGAGCAACGGATAATCGATCTGCCGCTCAATAATGGGATTGCCACCGAGCGCATAAAAAATATCACCAGTCGTCGCGACCCGTGCCGACGACTGCCGCGAATTCATCAAATGCAATTCAGTGATTTCATATCGGCTGTTGCGCAACGCCAGCGCGTAAGCATTGCCATCCATGTATAAATTGCGGACGGCGTTCAGCATAAAATCAGAGATCGTCTGATAATCATTCGGTCGCTTGAGAATGCGATACAGCGCCGATTTCGTTACACGCTCGCGCCCGCCGTCATCATTGAGATGCCAGTGATCGCCGGGACACATCGCAACTGTTTGACTATACGCGGCAACGCAAGCTTCAACCAACGCAGATCGCGAGCCTGATTCTACGTCAAACCCCATCTGCCACCAGTTCATGTTGGCACCGGCTTCCGCCGATAGCCAACCGCCTGTGAACGGCAAATAGTAAGGGCCGGGACGTGCTTCGCCTTCAGCCTTCACCACTGGCGGATGAAAGTTTCTGCGCCGCTTAGTTCGACGACTCATTTTTTATCGTCAGACTTCTTTTCGTCAGACTTAACAAACGTGGGCGAAGGTGCGGGCGAGGGTGTGGCATGTGCCGCATGTAGTACGGACGCCCGCGCCGGAGATGCATCACGGGTTTTGTACGGTGCACCACTTCCAGCTGCCATAGTACGCTGAACACCAACACGCTCCGGTCCAGAACCATCGTCTTCCTTAACCATGGAATGCAGACCGTTACGCGCCGCATCGATTTCATCTTGCGTCGGCGTTGGCCTTGCACCGGCAAGGCGTTCGTCATGCTCTTTCACCGCCTTCGCTTGACGCTCTGCGCCATCCGCAACAGCCTTGTCGGCCAGCGCTTTGCGTTCAGTCTGTGCTACTGTAGCCATGGTCAAATTCCTTTCCGAATTTGTGAGGATTATTCTGCAGCGGTGATCGTGATCGACTGCGGACTCTGAACAGAAGAAGCCTTGTAATTGGCGTCAGCAGGCGTCGCGGTCACGCGACAGCGCACCTTGTGCGTCTCATCTGCGATAACCAGTGTATGAGTTGCCGCTGTTGAACCGGAAATATCAGCAGCATCGCGTACCCATTGATAAGTGAGGGTAACGCGCATGCCGGTATAAGGACCGGGCGTGCATGTCACGACCTGACCAGTCTTCCACGTACCGGGAGTACCGCAAGCAATGGTAGGCAACGATCCCCAACGCGCATGCGGCGTAGCAACAGTAGCAACAGAGCGAATCGGAACTGACATTTTGATCCTCCAGATGACAACGAGCTGAACGATAAAAAACCGCGCGACATAAATCGTCGCGCGGTTTTCGTTAGTGGCTTAGTTCCAAGACTGACCCGTAATCCATTGGACCATGCCGGTACGCCGCAGCGCCCAGTTCATATCCAAAATCATACGAATTCCAATCGTGTCGGTCTGCCAGAGCGAGCGGACCGGAGCCGCAACGGTTGCCGGAGTACCAGCCGTACCGATTGCCAACGGCGAGGTGTCTTCCATGTGCAGCGTTGCCTGATCGCTGACACTGAAATTCGGCGTGTCGCCGGTCGCAGTCACGAAGTCAGCCGCATCGACCAGATAGAACGTATCGGCCGTTGCGTTGGTTGACTGAATCACCGGGAAGCCGAGCAACGTGCCGCGCGAAAGTTCATCGCGGAACGGAAGATCACCACCAGCTGCCGCCTGAGTCAGCTGAATCGCAAGCGCATCACCGGGAGACATGATCCACACCGGAGCACGAATGCCACCAGCCGTCGAAGTCAGCAACGCATTCACCATCAGCTTCAAATCACCGATGATCGCCGCGATGCCGCCAGCACCCGTCGCCGTCAACCCAGCCACGCCGTTCAGAATACCAGCGGGCCGAGTAGCCGATGCCGCAACAGCGTCGAGCAACACGGTATCAATCGCCGTAGCCGTGTCGTCGATGATGGCCTGACGAATCAGCGCTTCAATCGCCGGAGTGGAATGCTCCGAAATTTCACGCGTGAAGGTCGAGATGACGGCCATTTTTTTCGGCGTCATTGTGATGGCGCTGAAAGAACCCTGACGCACCGGAATTGCCGAACCTTGAAGTACGAAGCTACCGGCAATCGTCGGCGTTGCATCGCGCGTCGGCAAGCTGACAATGCCGTTGCGACCGAACGTAAACGTGGCACCTTTGGCGGCCAGCGCAGCATAGATCGACACCGGCTTCAGTGCTTCCATGAACTCACCGATAGCCGTGGTGACAAGTTCTGCCGCCCAGCCCGTCGTGGTCGTGGTCGCCGGAACAGTGGCGGCACGAGTCAGCACGTTCATCACAGCGCGGGTACCTTCGTCTTCACCATAGGTGTCTTTCAAGACCTCGATGATGGCACGCCGTCCATTTTCCTGATGATGCTTCACCTGCACCGTCAGAGCACGCCAGATGTAATCGCTCGCCTTGACCTTCTTGGCCGGAGAAGCAAATGGACGTGCCCCATGAATGAGGTCCATCGCTTGGCCACCGTTCGGCAACATGCCACGAGTCTCTGTGGTCACATCGCTGGTACGGGCAAGCTGAGATTCGGCACGCTTGAGCGAGTCCAGCGACTTCTCCTGCGCGTCGATCTTGGTGGTCAGTTCCTCGGTCGTTGCCGTCGCGGCATCATCCGGGTTTTCGTCATCGATGCTCTTCAGGTGCTCAGTGAGCTGATCTTTGAGCGCAACAATTCTCGTCTGCGTATCTTCGATACGCTTTGCAAGGGGGGACATAGTTCGATTCTTTCGAACGGGAGATGTTTCGGCGTGCTCGCCATGACCGCGACGCTGAATGGATGAGGTCGAGCTGCCGTGCTTGGCAAAAACCACGTCCATTGTTTCGCGGGAGACCTTCAAGCTTCTGGCAACCGCCAAAGCATTCGGATTTGCCGGTACGGATACCAGCGACGTTTCCACAAGTTCAGATCGGACAAAGTTTTCACCCGGTGCCGATTTGGATCGTGGTTTAGATTCGATTGGACGGAATCCGACGCTGACCGCTTTCAGAATTCCGGCGTCAATCAATTTGCGAATTTCATCGATGCGCGGCGACGTGCCTGCAGGAGCCATCCGCAGATGACCGCGCAATGCACCGCTCTTCACGCTCAGCTTTTCCCATCGACCGATTGGAAAATCGGAGTTGTGATTGAACAGCGCGATGGGATTTTTCTTGAAGTTGTCTAAATCCCAACCCTCTGCCTGAATCACATCGCCGTATCGATCAGGTGTTGCATCCGACAGGACAAATTCCATCCCGTGATGGTTTTCATCAGCGTGAACCTTGCGAATGGGAGCCTTGGCACGGCGTTCGCTCCACATCGTCGAGCACAGCTGTTCGGCGGCACTCTCATCATCAGCAGCACCATCATCGAGTGCCTGCTGAACACAATCGGTCATCCATTCGCTGGCGTTGTCATATTCTTGCGGATCAGGCTTCGGCATAGTCAGCACTCCGCAACGCAAAACGCCGCGAGCGGTGTGCTCACGGCGTTTGGTCGATTGTGATTTTGAGAAAGTAGAAGAGAGCGGTTAGATCAGATCAAAGCG